TTAACTAGGTTCAAGAAACGTTGACGTGTAGCTGCTGAATTTTGTTCAAATACTAAGAAACGAGATTGTGCATCAACGAATTTCTTAAGATTAATTAACAATCTTCGAACATTTACTCTATCAAGTGCTGAAGCTGCTCTTTGAGTTGTTTTCTGTCCAAATACTACTACACCTTGATTAGGGAAGGTAGCGATTGGATTAACTCTTTCATCATATAGAATATCACGTTCTGTTTTTGTTAATGGGTTTTTAGCTTGGATAACATTCGGTATTCCACCTCTTGTTAAACCTGCTGGTGCGAACCATGGAGCCGCAATATTATCATTTCTTTGGTATACACCTGGCATTACCACTGAAGGTGGGAAATATTCAGGAGTACCACTATCAATGTTACTCATTTGCACCCATGGGTAATATACAGCGGCATAGCTACTATCTAAATCATCTGTTTGATTTTTAGCAGTTAATACATTAGCATCAACATCAGTTAAATCCATTACATAAATAGCATCTGCTCGTTCCTCAACCATGTTTAATGTTTGGTTGGTTACACCGTGATGCATTTCATCAATAACACCTGGGGTTGAAATGATGTTGAAATCGTATCTATCTTTATTTGATAATATGTCTGTTGCTTTCTTATATGCTTGACCTCCTGCTGTACTAGTAGATGATAAATCCATACCAAATACATTTGTTCCATCATCTGAAATGTCAGCTCCTACATATCGGAAATCTTGATAATCAATACCATCATTTCCAAATTGCATGAAAACATTAAATTGTAGTTGTTTTCCTGTTGGGCCATCGACTCCTGATGTGTCAACAGAAGCACTTAATGAACCAACCCAACTAGCACTTGGATGGCCTGATAATGTGTCTATGTTAAATAGAACGTTATTACCAACTTGATAAACTGTGTCTACTTTAGGAACAGGTTTTAGGTAGTTAAAGTTATCAGGATTAGTAATGTCAAATCCTAAATATACATTATTGTTATAAGTACTATTAAATATTTTTTGTGTTTGCAATGAAGCAGACGGTAAATTCCAAGTATCAGCAAATCCACCAACATCATAATAAGAACTATGACCTCTAGGTGATAATTTAGGTGATAAAGCACCTGTTTTTACATCCTCAGATGCTTCTACTCTTACAAATTGAGATGCATTCTTATATTCACCATTTGTTAATACTTTACCTAGATCAGCATTGTATTCTTCGTATCGATCACCAATCTTTTTAACAATAAATCCAGGTGAATCTGGGTTAAGATTACATCCAGTATATGATTCTAGAACAGTATTTGTTTGTTCGTCACTACCTACTTTTCTAACTAATACAGTAAAGGATGTATATTGTTCTTCACCGTTTACATCAGCTGGTTCTCTTAAATCTGTAATAGAAATATAAACATCATTATTAGTATCAAATCCATCACCTCTATGGTGGAATTTGAATAAATTCTTAGCACTATTACCAGATGTAATCCATGGTGTTCTACCGTGATCATATCCTTCAGCAGTTGAACCTGTAAATTCAACATTACCACTTGAAGTTACTATTAAAGTAGGACAACTACCAACAAGAAGTGATGATTGACGTTGTCTAAAATTTAAATAAGCAAAAGCATTATCTCCTGTAGGAGAATCTGAAGGGAGAGTTACATTTGGTGCTGTTCCTAATGCATTTCCTGCAATATAATTTGAGCTGTTAGGATTTAACGAAGCACTAAACGATTGTTCTGCAAAATTACTTCCTGATAATGTTAATAAGAAATCTTGATTAAATGTTGGTTCATTTATATCAGACCCTTGATTTAATATTGTTACTGATGCTGAAGTAGTATTCCAACCTCCTACTATATCGGTTACTGAACCTGTATGAGTGTTGGTAAATACTAAACAATCTCCAACTACCTCAAAGGAAGCACTAAAATTTGGGTTTAGAGCAGCAAATGAAGCAGAGGCAGCTGTTACCATATCAGATTCACTATCACCATCAGCAATACTTGCAGAGATAGTTCCTGGAGGTGGTGTTCCTGCAAATCCTAATGATCCTGAGAATACAAATGTATATTGTTCTTCTGTTCCATCTTCGTTTTCCACATAGAATGAAGCACTATTTGCATTACTATTATAAATAAGAGATCCAGTATTACTAGCATCTAAAACACAAATTTTATAAGATTCAGCTACACCAGTTGATGTTAATACTGTTTTACCTAGTCCTAAATCTTCTGAGTTTAATCCAGGGTATAATACAGTTAATAATTCTCCAGAGCATGAATCAATCAATCCAGCTAATTTACGAGTAGAAGAGAATGAAAATCCACCACCACCAAGTACTCTTACTACCATTACACTGCCGGCTGAGTTTAAATAAGCATCAACAGTTTGTGGTGTATATGTTACGGTTTTATTATATTGTAAGCTGTTACCAAATTTGTTTTGGAATTCAGATGTACTTCTTACAACAGTAGGTACAAAAGCGGCTCCTTTATTTGTAGGACCAACAATTACAGCACCTGTGCTGACTACTCCTTGTGTTACAAAGCTTTGATCGTTTTCGTTTAGATAAACGCCTGGTGATAATACAGTTTCTGCCATCTTAATATTTTATTAGTGTTATCGTGTTTTGTTATAAATATTGAATTTGTTTGTAAAAACAATATTAACTGGTTATTATTTCACCAGTTTCTAAATTTATTTGACCATCACCATATTTTTCAGTTAGTTGTTTAGCAACATTAGATTCTTGCTGTTGTATTTCACCTAACCTAACATATAGTGGGTCTTTTTGAGCTGTTTTTATTTGCTCGATTTGTTTTTCCATTACTAAAATAGATACTTCTACTTGTCCTAATTCAGCTATTAATTTAGCATAATCAGATTGTAATGTTTTTAATTGGGTAATTTCTTCAGTTGTTAATTTTTGTGACATAACTTTATTGGTTTATGTTAATGAATGATAAATCGTTTATTACGCTTTCGCTTCCTAATTTTATTTGTACTTTTGAATATGATTTCTTCAAACTAGCTAAATCTTTATTTATTGTATCCGGTATTAAATATCCGTAAACTTTCATTTCAAACTCTGATCTAACAGCTCTATCTTCTCCTTGGTTTGCTTCGGTTATAGTACTAAAGCTATCTATATATGTTCTGAACATAAATCGCTCTTTATCTCCCCAATATGAGTCAGAAGCAAAATTAAATGCCTCTACTAATCCATTCATTTGTTCAATAAAGTTTGTATAAATAACTCCACTATAACTGATGTTAACGTAATCGGGAATTACTATTGTTGAATATTCACGTACTGGGGTTCTATTAGCGATAGTTCCAAAATCATCATATCGATTTCTTGGTGTATATTGGTTTTCAAATTCTTTATATAATCGAACTCTATTGCCATCTAATTTATTACCTAATGATCTATCTTTAACTACGTTGTTACGTTTAACAACAATTAAAGGATACATTGATTTACCATTTTTATCACGGTAATATCCATCTGATTGGATTGCCTTCCATTTTTCAGGTGAACCATATATAGTTGGTACTTCTAATCTATCGCCGTTTTGGATAACAGAAGGTTTAATTGTTTTATCAATATAAGTAATTAGAGCCTCATCAACATCTTGTAATCCAAGAGAAAATTCTTTAACCGCACTAACATACGGTTCACTATCTTTTAAAGAAGTCTGTTGCCCTCTATTTGGTTTTTCCTCGAATGTAGGTTTTCCCAAATTAGCAAACTCATAAGGTGTAATAAAACCTTGTGCTATTGAAGCTTGAGTAGGGGGTGTTGGTTTTGAATTATGAGGCATTAGCTATTCCAATCAGGTTGGTATTGGTTTAAATATCGTTTATATCTATTTCTAATATTTTTGATTACTAATATTAATTCTTCTAATTTTGGATCTGTTGGTTTTATTCCACCATTTATTTTAACCATCTTCTTAACTAACTCATTCAAATCGTTATATGATTCTTTAAAGTCATATACTTCTGGTGTCTTTTTTTCATATTCGACATCCCATGAAACACCTCCAGTTTCTGGGTCTTCACCTGTTTTAGTAGTTTTGAAAGTTCTATCGTCAATAGCTTCGTATAATTTATTTAATTTTTTCATCGTACTTTTTCTATATTGAGTTTTTCTGGGCGTGTGTAATGACAATTAAGTATAATAGAAAAATCAGATCCAAATTGATTTAAATAATCAGTAATAGCATAATTTGGGTCTTTACCTACTATTAACTGATTTTCTACTAAGTTATCAACTTCATAATAATCTTTATTCCATAATACAACATCTCCTAATTCGGGTACTAGTTCGTATGGTATTAAATCATCACGTAAAAAAGCAACAGTTAAATCTCTATTTCTATCGGGACCATAATCTTGTGTTGTTGATGTTTGGTCTCCTCTAATAATTAAACATTTTAATAATACAGGTCCAACATATGATTTTGCTTGAGATTCACCGTATATGTTTACTTTAGTACTATTTAAATATACTTTATAATAGCCTACTTCTTGTTCAATGATATCATTAACTACTTCACGACTAACTGTCCTGAATAGTGAAATGTCTCTTGATTTTCCATATAATGCCATTATCTACTTTTAGCTATAAGTGTTTTTGGTCTAATTACAAATGATAATAATCCTTCTACTCGTTTATATCCTTCACCACCTTTCATTGCTTTGGATTTAATAGCTTTTAAATCATCAATTGGACTACCAGTACTAATAAATTTAAGTTTAACTAAAGCATATTCAATTATATCATCACGTTGTGATGCAAGATACTCATCTACTACAGGAGTAACAACAATAACATTTGGTACTGCTCTAAGTTGATTAAATATATCTTTTTGGTTAGTATCTAACTTATTTTTAAGTATTACATCACCTTGATATAAATTAACGTCTTCGTTTAATATGGTTTTAAATGATATCATCCTATATAAATTACCATTGGTACATTAGTTAAATCAGTTTTTAGAAATTCAGATTCTTGTGATTTACGTTCTAATTGATTTTTACGTGAAGTTTCTTCTAATGTTCCACGTAATTGTTCTAATAATGATGTTTTTTCACTACTTGCCGCTGATAATAAATCACTTCCATTTAATGTAACTTCAGCACCAGGTACTGGTACTGTTTGGTATTTACCTCTAATATATCCTAACATTTCTTTAGCTAATGCTAAAGTATATTGATAAACCCATTGACGCCCAACTGTATTGATTTGGGTATATGATGGGTTTTCATATGGTACATTAGAAATATTAGATATTAAACTACCACTAGAAGCGGCATCTTTGATTACACTATCACGTTCTGATACTTTTACATATTCAAAGAATAAAACAGCATCTCTTGTTGGTATGGGGAATAATGTTAATTTATTATTTATTAATTCAAATGAATATGCTGATTTTCTAATCTCATCATTCATTTCAATAGCTTGCATTGTAAGCAAGTCATGGTAAACAGGCATTAACAAGAAATTTACACCTGGTGAATATTGTCCAAACCCAAAGGTATCCATTAATGATTGAAGTCCTGTTCCTGTACCAGCATAAGGATCAAAAAATCGTGTAATTGCTGGTGGTGCTTCGTAAAATAATCTTTTAATTTCTATACTATCACCTGGTGATAGGGATGCATTATCTTGTGACCAAGATGTTAAATCATAATCTTGTATACCAGCAGTTAAAGGTATTGAACCAGAATAATGTTCTGTGTCTCCTCCACTTCCTGCTTCAGTTCCGTATGTTTTAGCTATACGAATTTCATTACCTAATGTTGGAGTAATAACTTCAGTATTTAATACTGAACCTGTTGGATTACCTTCTAATGATAAATAATTTTCACGTATTTTATATAAATAAACTTCATTACCGTAAACAGTTACTGCTTCTTCAAAGCAAGCAAAGAAATTAACATCTTGAAGTTCTATATCAACTAATGGGTATCCTAAACGTCTAGCACACCATGTTGATACATAATTTGCTGATTCTGTAAATTGATTATCAGCATCATAAAATCCAAAAGGTGTATCACCAGATTCAAATGAAGAGGAGCCGGGCCAAATAGGAATTTCTGCCATTATAATGTTTTGTTATAAATATCAGATATTATTGAGTAGATTCAATACTTCATCTAAGGCTTCATGTCTGTGGTTGTCTTTTAATTTAATCTCATATACATAATCACTCCCACGTAGTTTAGGTACTTCATGTATAGCAGAATCATTTTTAAATTTAAGATCACATTGTATTATATCACCACAAAATATCATAGTTGATCCTTTTCCTAAACGTCCTATAACCATAGCTAACTGTTGTTTAGTTAGATTTTGAAATTCATCTACTATACAAACACAGTCATCAAAGGTTCTACCTCTGAAATGGGTTAATGATACTAATTCAATATTTTCATCTGATTCCATTTTACTTAATAAATCAGGTTTATTGTATACTTTACGCATATTAGATCTAATGGGCACAAGCCATGGTTCCATTTTTTCAGCTTCAGATCCCGGTAGGAATCCATTATCTTCTGTTGCTACAGTTGGACGAGTAATAACAATTTTATTTACTTGTCTTTTAAAAAATTGATCTAATGCTATTTGACAAGCTAATAATGTTTTACCACTTCCTGCTTTACCTAAAACAAAATTAAATGGATGTTTTAATATATTAGCTTTAGATTTTTTTTGTTCTTCAGATAATGTTATAGAAAACTGTACATTATTTTTGGGAACACGTTTTTGAGTATTCTCAGTAGGCATATAAAACTATTTTAAATTTATAAACTAATTATGATACTTGTTTTGGAGGATATACAAATTCTGGATTGCCAAGATATACAAATGCTTGACCTGCAGATTGAGTTACTTCAGTAATAGGTCCATATACTGGGGTTGATCCTGAGTATATAACACTACTACCATTTGTTATACCAGACATCTTAATATTGGCTTTAGATTCAGATACAGGATAATAAACATACCCAGTATAGTCACCTTGGGATGAAGTGGCAACTGCATTAGCAACACCATTTAAATATACCCCACCATTTAATCCAAATTCTGCTTTTTTACTTACTGATGCCATATTATTTTATATTATAATTGTTTATTATAAATATAGAAGAGGGTGGCTAACGCCACCCTCAACTAAACAAATTAATGGTTAATTTATGCTTAGACAGTCTCTAAACCATGAACATAAATCTTACCATAGAATTCAGGTCGAACCATTTTCTTAGCGTATCGAGTCATCAAACCTTTTCTTGGAGTGAAGGTAGTTGGATCGTACACTAGAGGAGTCATGATTAACGGAATGTATGGAGCATAAACAGCACCAGTTTCAAGGAATTGTGATCCTCTATATCCCATCAAAATCAAGTTCTCAGTCATGTATGGGTTCTTATAAACCGTGAAACGGCTATTAAGAGCACCTACTTTCTGAACACCGAATGCGAATCCTTTACCCATGGTAGAACCATCAGTATTAGCAGCATATCCTGGAATTGATTCAAGAACAGTAGCAACGGTTGGAGATACTACCATAAAGTTAGCACCACCACGTAGAGTTCTACGGTGAATTTCATTACTTAATTTCTGAACCTTAGTTCCAAGAGTTTGGAACCATTGTCCTTGAGTGTTGTAGTAACCACCAGTAGTTGGGGTTGTTGACGTAAATCCACTACCATTCCAAACAAAGTTTGATTTGGCTGACCAGTACTCAGTTGTTGGAGCGTTTTCAATCAACATATCAAGAATTTCCATGTCAATCTCAAGAGAAACATACTCACTCATCATAGAAGTCAATTCAGCTTCAGCATCTAGGCTATGGTAAGCGTTAAGATCCTGTGCGAATTCTGGTGTCCATTGTGCTTTCAACTTTTTAGTCTTGGCAACGATGGCTTCAGAACGCATTTCTACGTTGAATTCTGGGAT